GCGCGGTATCTTTGGTTGCCGCCAAGAATTACCATTTCATTATCAACAACAATTGGCCGCAGCATTAACATCTCCGGAAATTCTTTTATACTTTTTAAAAGTTTTTTGTATTTGTAATCCTTTATAACCCTTGGATTGCTTGAGTTGATTTTTAATTTATCAATCTTTACGATTTTGGTTGGCATTGGTTTAATTTCCATATTTGTTTATTTTAAATGCTATGTATTCTTTCCCTTTACTAACTATTTTTTTAATAATGTAAAGTTCATAAATTTGTTTATCGTCAAATCTATATCTTTTTTGTAAAATATCCAAAAAAGGTTTGACCGGATTGTCTATATCTTTGGCTGCATTGCTAAATCCAAACTCAATTTCTATGGTTAATGCGCCGGCCGGTATTTGCAGCGCAGGCAAAATGCAAAGCAATTCAATTTCATAGCTTTTATATTTCTTACTCTTGTATCTGCGGCCCTGCCATGCTTCGTTTACCGAGAGAGGTTGTATTTGTGCAATTCCTTTAGCCATTCTTTCTTTTCTTTTATATCTCCGTATCTAATGTGGCATTCCCTGCATAATGCCATAAGATTTTCAATGCTGTCTTTATTGGTGCCACCCATTCCGCGCGCATCTATGTGATGGATATCAACCGCTTTGCTGCCGCAGGTTTCACATGGAACAAAATCTGAAACATCAAATCCAAAATGTTTTAAATAAATCTTTGTATGCTTTTGCCTTATTTTGTTTTTGTTTTCCATAACTTATAAATCATCATTGCACCAAATTGGCGTTTTTTCGCCAATCAATGCGCATTTTGTATTGTAATTAAAGAAATCAATTGCATCATCTTCGCTTAACCCATCTGCAATCAAAATGTCAATGCATTTTTTGACAGAATAAATCAATCTTAATGAACTATCATCAATTCCAATAATAGCATCATCATACCCATCCGCTTTTAATAAATCATCATCCGGAAACCATTTTAAAATTTGTTCTAACATTTTCATATTTATTTTTTTAATAAAATTTTACTATAAAATAATTCAAAAGTAATTCCCCAAACGCAATTAAATAAAATAAAATCCCACAATCCAAATATTGGTTTGTAAAATATAATAGCGCAGGAAATAAAAATTATCATTAATCCTTTAAACAAATGCCATCCATCTGTAAGGAATGACAACATGGTTGATGATAAAAAAAACGTTTCGCCATTTTCTTTTTCGCCCCAATTCCATTTGTTGCGCCATGAAATATTAAAATCCCAAAATTGTTTGTTTTTAAAGTTTTTAAAAATAGAAACATTGTATCTTGTTGATAATACATCCATGCATGCATTGCATATTGCTGCTAAAATCAAAAATATAAAACTCATAATCCTAAATTTTCTTTTAATAATTTAATATTTAATATTTTAAAAGGTTTTGCAATGCCTTTGCCAAATAGTTCTCTGTTAATTCTTCTGCTGTATTGAGCATCAAATAATTCAAAATCATTACAATCCATTTCTTTTGTCACAATTCTTATTTTTTTTGTGACAGAAGATACGCCAATTGTCAATTCATAATAGTTTTGCTTGTAGCAAATTAAAGAAAAAAAAACCGCAGCACCAAATCAATGGATACTGCGGTAGAACCTAAAACAAAACAACCAAAGATAATAATTATTTATTGAATTTCAATTAATCTATGCAATAGATAACCTTGTCTATCCATTACTAATCCATTAATCTTAATATATTTTATTCCTGCCCTTGTTTCGCCTTGCTCTTTATAAATTTTATTAAAATCTTCAAACCATTCTTTAGTTTGGCTCCATTCTTTTGGCTCCGGCGCATTGCTTACGAATGCAGGCTTATTAAACTTTTGTTTCAGCTTATCTAATTCTTCGCGAACATTGTCCGGCATTGGTACCGCATTATCTTCCCATTGCTTTTGCTGCGCCTGCAATTTTTCTTGCTCTACTTTTGTGCGCATTTCTTTTAATTCTATATCAAATTTTTCAATAATAGCAAAAACAATACTCAAATCAAAGCGGTCATAAATTTTAATATCCGGATATTTATTCATTTTAAATCTATTGAATGCTGTTGTAAAATGGTTTACGCTAAAATGATAATAATTTTGATAGAGCAAATTTGCACATTCTTGGATTTGGTTTACATCCATGTTCTTTGCTACATTGTAGCTGCTGCATAGACCCTCAACTAATCTGATTAACAACGCATTAACCAATTCATTTCCTTCTGTTTTGCCAATTACAGCCAATGAAACCGGCTGCGTTTCTATTAATTGCCTAACTGCCGAATAACTTGTTGGCAATAAATTGTTCTGCTCTGTTGCGTAATTCATCACGCTGTTGTTTTCCTGCTTCATAATTGTTTTTTGTTTTTGTGTAAGGTTGTTTTCTATCCCAATTTTTAACTGCTGCAATCCAATCTAAATATTTTGCGCCTTTGCTTTCTGAATAACCAATTGCGGCATCGTAGTAAAATTTACATTTATCATTTGACCAATCCGGTAATTTTAAACAAAATTTTTCAAAATCAAAATATTCACTATCAGCAAATAGGTGCAAAACCTTTTTATCTTTTATTTTAATATCCTTTATTTTAATATCCTTTACTTTAATATCCTTTATAGCATTGCGTTCGCTATGCGATGGCATTGCGTTTGCATCATTCCATCGTTTAGATGCATTGGAACGCGCTTTTTCTGATTTTTCATTCCTTGCGTACAATCTTTTTTCAATTGATATGCTGCTAAAAAAACCATCATAGACTTCAAATAAATCAAAATCTATAACAACTTTTAAAATGGTACCGGCATCAACGCGTAAATCGTAAGCAATTAAATCGTAATCGCAGGCAATCTTATTTTCATTATTGTATAAATCTTCAATTAATGACCAATAAATTCCATATCCCTCTATGCCTAAACAATAAATCAATCTTCTGATTTTTGCATCGCTGCGCGCATTATAATCATGGCTAAAATAAAATGTTTCTTTCATTGTGTTTTGTTTTTTGGTAAAATTAGTAAATTAATTACAGCACTATTGTGCCGGCTTCCGTTTCAATTAATGATAGATTATTATTTAAGTATTGTCCAATGTCTATATCTTCTCCCCTTAACTCACTTTTAAGCGATTTTAAAGAGTTATCGCCTACTCCATAATACATTAGCATCAATTTATAAACAAACTCCGTAGGGACGCCCATTTCTCTCCCTATCTGTAAATGTGTTTTATCGCTGCATTTAATGGCTTCTGCAACCTTTCCGATTAAAGTTAAATTTATCATTTTGTTTTTTTAATATAGAATGCAATTTGGTCAGCAATTACCTGCATCGCACTAATTCGGTCAAGTAACGATTGTTCGTATTTAATTAATTCCGCTGTGTCTTCTGTAATTTTATAACCAAATGAATTCGCGATTATATTTGGTGCTGATGTGCGGCGTAAGTAATTAATGATGCTGCGTATGCGGCTGTCTGCAAATTTGTATTCTTTTAATTGGCCGGAACGATTGTAAATTTTTTCAGCCAATTCTTTGTTTGAATAAATTTCGCCGGTGCTGCGTAGCAATGCTTCAATATAATCGGCTGCGCGTTTTTCGTTTTTATTTACTTCGTAAGTAAACTCTTCAAAATTTGTTACCATAAATTGAACAGATTTAGAAATATACCAAATACAATTGGAAACATTAATATTGCAAATAGCACTGAAGCTATCTGCAATATAATGATAAATAATGTTTTAAGTTCTTTTATCATTTCTTTAAGTTTAAAAGGTTAAATCATCTTCTGCATTTACTTCTTTTGCCTTTGGCACATAAGTATTTTCCACAACAGATAAATCGTTGCCAAATTTGTCCGGCGATTTGCGTTTCATAACATCAACTTTGATATTACCATATTTATCAACCGGCAATTGCATAATCTTTTCACGATTAAGATTTAATGCTTCTTTTGTTCCCCAAGAAAATTCAAATGTTTTTCCTTGTCCTACATAGTTTGTTTCTTTCGTACTCATTTTACTTTTTTTTAAATTGTTAGATATTAAGATATTTTGGTAATTCAAATTCGTATGCACCATCTGCTCTTGATGAATAAAATTCATAAGATTGCAACCATGCATCTTCTAAAATACAGCGATTAAAATTTTCTAATAGATTATTTATTTGCTGCATGCCATGCGCAATTAATTCATCGGATAATTTATTTACCGATACGCCGCCATTTCTATCAAGAGCAATTAAATAATAATCCCTTTTGCCCCCTGCCAATTCATACATCGCAGCTTGCATGTGGTATCCGTATGCAATTGCATCGCGTTGGAATTTTTTTGGCTCTGCGCTTTGTACAATTTTTAAATCTAATCTTATATTGCTATCTTCTGCATCTATAAAACTTTTAAATAAAAAATTGTCATGCTTGAAATTATATTCTTTTTCAAACTCCTTGCATTTAATTATTAAATGCATGGCCGCAGCATTTTTAAAAAGTGAATTAGAAAGTTTATCTAATTCTTTTAAATCATTTTGCGTTATTAATTTCGCATCGCCTGCTTCTTGTTCTAATTTATCCCAATACATAATCGCAGCCAATGTATCAACGCTTGGGTTCTTTGCATTATATTGCGCGCTTGTTGGTTTTTTTGGTGCATCACTATCTATTACAAAATAATTTGAAAAGAATGTATTGTATTCTAAAATAAAATTGTGCGCCATTGAGCCAAATGCCATCGCAGGCGTTTGCTCTCTTTGCTGAAATTTATAATGTAAGAATTCCAATGGCGATTTTTTAAATGCAGATAACGATGAATAGCTTAAATTCTTTTCTTGATTTAATAAACCATTTATCAAATCATGAATTTGTTGCTGACTATACATTTTTAATATCGTTTTGGATTTGCTTTAATACCGCAGCCGAAACATTTACTTTTTCGTAAACATCATTTATCGTAATTTCGCCGCTCTTTAATTTCAAAACGCATTGAATGTATGCCGGCGTTCCATGTATTAAATCTTGCTTTGGTTTTGGCGCAGGTTTTTCATCTTTGCTATGCGTATTTGTAGTATCTGCATCTTTTGCATCATCTAATAAAAATAAATTACCTAATGCGCGTTTCAATGCATAGCTGCTTGATGCGCCAAACGATTGCGACAAATCCATTCCTTTGCGATTTAATTCGATACCTGCGTTTCCTTTTGCGCTTATTGGTGCCGGCCAATCTTTGTGCGTGATAGTACATGTAGATTGGATAAACAATACGCCTGCTAATTCCAAGACTTCATCATTGTTAGTTAATAAACAACCATGTGCAGCGCAGATAGGTTTTAATGCTTCCAAAATATCTTCGGCAACTCTGTGATAATAGTTACCAAATTTATTGAATTGATTTTTTGGTGCTTTTAATTCGTTTTGAATTTCAATTAATTGTTTCATAATGTTTGATTGGTTTTTTATTTGTGGTTAAATAGTAAATAATTATCTCTTTTTTCTAATCTGCTAATCTTCTTTTCAAGCATTTGCAATTGGCACCTAATTGATAGGCCCCATTGATAAATTGAAATGTTTCTTTCTTGCGGCGAAAGACCAACAGAAGATTGAACATTTATTTTTTTTACAACCGGTAAGCCTTGCTCATCAAAATGGTTGTTGTATTTTATTTCTATTTGCATCTTGTTATTTCGTAAGATTTAATCCCATCTTTTATAATGGTTTCAATTGTGAATAATTTGTTGTATGTTTTTTTGTAATAAGAAATCAATGGCCTTACTTTATAAATCTCATCATCGTTTATAATTAATGTATCATCAATTGCTAACTTTGCAATCTTATGCGATTGCGTTTGTTTATACTGCGCAGCTTTTGGTAACTGCATTTCATTTATGGCGCG